AGTAATCGACCTGGGTGCGGTCGATGTCACCCGACCGCCCCCCCAAAGAAGCCAGGCATCCGCCCTCCTCCTCAGCCGATTTGTAAAGCTTCTGCCAGGCCTGGGCCTTCGCCGATCCTTTCTCGCCCGCCGCCAGAGCGGCAACTACTGCACCCGATACGCTGTTGTAGATCATGTCCTTCCCCTCAATCCCCGGTGTAGTTGGTGCCGCCGACGCCGAGCCGGTTGCCGTCCTGATATCCAGCCTCCGGCCCGCCGGCCCGAGGTCTTTTCAACTGTTCGATCTGCCGTGTCGCGGCCTGCAGCTTTAGGCTGAGCTGGGTCACCAGCTCATCCAGGGGCAGGGCCTCGCCAGTTGCAGCCGCTACCCAGCCCGAGGCGTTGCAGTGTTCGCATGGCAGTTCGTGAAACAAGCCCTGAGTGACCGCTCTCCCACGGCACAATGGGCATACATCCAAATCGATTACGGCCTTCTTGAAAGCCGGGCCGTGGCTTTTTCTCATTGGCGGGCACGCCCCTTTTTGGCTCGAAGCCACGGCTTGGTCGCACGGCTGCGCGGCACTACAGCACTGCCAGCCACAATCGGCTTGTCGAACTGCTCCAGGCCAAACAAGCCTCCTTCCCGCGGCGCCACGGTCACTTCCTCGCCGAGATCCAGGCCAAACCACTCATCAATGATCACCTGCCCAACGATTCGACCACTCACGCCGTAGAGGAAGGCGACGGCTCCGTGCTCGGAAATGTTCATTTCGAATCCTCGCTAATCACTAATTCGCTAAGGTCGCCCGAGGCCTCGCCGCCATTGGCTTGTGGCGATTTCTGCGGGATTTCAAATAAGGCCTCTTTAAGGCCGTGGATGGCGGTGAAACCGATCCGGTCAAGCCACGCATGCCACTTCTCCAGAGCCAACTTGCGCTGCTCCATGGCCTGCGTGTGGATGTAGGTGCTGGCGATCTTGCCCAGCGTGTGGTTCAGCAGCATCTCGCCGATGTGGCCGTCGATGCCGAGGTCGGTCCAGGTGGTGCGCGACACCTTGCGCAGATCGTGGCTGGTCCACCCGCCTTGCCCCAGGCGGGTGAACACCATGCTGGCCTGGGTCTCGCTCAGGTAGTGACCACGGCGATTCGGGAACAGGTAGACACCTTCATACCCTCGGGCCTGTTGAATGGCCCGGTACCGGATCAGCAGCGCCTTGACCTGAACGGTCAGTGGCAGGCGGTGCTCGGTACGGGTCTTGGTGTGAGCAGCAGGAATGAACCACTCGGCAGCAGCCAGGGTTACATCGCTCCAGCGGGCCATGCGGGTTTCGCCGATTCGGGTACCGTGGGACAGCATCATCAGGGCCAGCATGGCGTCGTGCGGGGTCGCCTCGAATGCCTGGGTCAGTTGCTGCATCAGCTCGGGCAGGTGTACACCACGCAGGCGGGAAGCCTTTGGGGCTATTCGTGCCTTGGTAAAGTCACTGAAGCGCACTCCGGCCAGAGGATTGCTGTCGATCATCTCCAGCTTCAGGGCTTGGCGGAAGGCGGTCAGCAGCATGCCGAACATCTGCCGCAGATAGGACAGCGATAGCTTGGCCTGGGCCGGCCAGATCAGGTGCTTGTCGATCAGCTCGGCGGTGACGTACTTGACTGGCAGATCGCCCAGGCATGGGCGCAGGTGCTGCCCGATGGCGGAGCGAGCGGCGGCCTTGCGTTTTGCAGACAGCGAGCGATCACGCCCCATGCGGTCGACGTACCAGTCGAGCAGCTGGCCCAAGGTAGCCATGCCCGAAACCACAAGCGCGGTACCCCGGTCACGCAGCAGGCGCTGACGCAGAGCGGGCAGTTCGGCAATCACTGCTGCTACGGTTAGGTCTGGCCATCGGGCGACCCGCACCCACTGCTTGCCGCGCACCAGGTGCCAGGTACCGCGCTCCCGGTTGCTCCAGAAGCGCAGGTACAGGCCGGGGTGACGCGGATCGCGGAGGTCACGCACCGACTTGTCGGCGGACTGTCGGCGAATCTCGGCCTCACTGAATTTCACTTCGCGGGTCGCACTCATGCAACCACCACCGCCTCGGCCAGCAGGATCGCCTGGGTTCGCATCACTCCTTCGGCGTGGTAAAGGCGCGCCGTCTTTCGGTCTACAGACTTGCTACGCCCGTCACAGGCATCGTGGCAAGTGCTGCATGCCCAGGCGCCCTGCAGATCATGCGGCTTGCTGCCGACGCCACAGGTGCCAGCCATGCGGTAATGCGCCAGGACGGTGGTTTCCGGGTTGCCGTTGCAGACGCCCGGGATGCGCACCTGGCATTCCCGACCGCGAGCGGCCTTGGTCAGTTTTGTTTGGCGCACAGAAACGCCTCCTTGCAGATTGATTAATCAGCGCCTCGCCAAGCGCGCACGCATGGCTGCCAGGGCAGAGTTCCCGACTTGCGGGGTACGTGGTGCGGTAGCCTCTGCGGGGAGTGCCAGTGGCATCTTTTGCAACGGCTCACCAGCCATAAGCCGCCGAACCGCGATGGTGTAGTTGCGCTCAAACAGCTTCGCGCTGGCATCGGATGGCAGTTTGTTGAGGTTCTCGAATCCGCACTCCTTGGCCGCGTGCCACACCGCGTCGTGACTCCACTTGCCCCGGCCTGCCATCGCAGGATGGGCATTGCGAGTTGCTTCGCGAAAAGCGGCCACCACGGCTGGAAGGCCGAGCATTTCTGGAGACGGCTGGCACCACTGGATGAACTCGCCGGGTGGCGGGATGAACGCTGCTCCCGATTGGCGGCAGCGCATCAGCCCAAACTGCAACTGCTCTGGATTGCAGATGCCAGCCTCAAGGAACGCGGTCAGCCATTGCTGCTTTGAGGCGTCGTAGGTGACTTGGTCAGGCCACGCCTGCTTCCAAGCGGTGCAGATCGAGCGCAGATCGCGGAACAGATCGTTGATTACCTTCGCTGTCTTCCTGTTTAGCTCAGCCTTCACTTCATCGGGAAGCTCATAACCAGTAGGGATGTGCTGGCCGGACTGAACCTTGGCCCACAGGCCGTGCGTGAGAACTGCGACTGGGTTCATTGGGCACTTCCTTGCTCGATCCATGACGTATCACTGTCATCGAGCTGCTGGCCACCAGGCCCTGCTCTCAGAGGAACGACCTTCGCTGCATTCGCAAGGTCGCGCTTTCTCCAGCCGACCAGGTCGGCGATCCACTGGCTCTCGGTTTTTGCCAGCCCCTTCGCGTCGTGATGGACGACAAAGCCCGAAATGGCCTTCTCCGAGAATTCCTTAGTGGCCACCCCTGAACGCTTGGCGTAAGCCTCAAGCTGAACCTGGTCGGGGATCCAGTCGAGGAACATCGCGAACGGCTCACGCGGAGAGTGTGTCTTACTTCCCTTCCCTTCCCTTCCGGGGGTGAGATCTCGATCACCGCTAGACGAACCTTCGCCGACTTCTCGGCGAGCGCTCGGCGAAGGCTCAACGAATTCAGGGTGCTTTACAGTAGGTCTATCGATCTTCTGGTGGTGCCATCCGTTGACATGAAGGTACTGCTTCGATGCCGCCTCGTAGATGGTGATCAGTCGGTTCGATACCAGCTCAGCGAGCAGCCCTTCCACCGCTAACGCAGTGATGTCGTCGCCAGGGAAAACGAGAGCCTTGATGGTCTTGGGGGACATGGGGTGGTTGCCTGCGTCGTCGCAGAAGTTCCAGATCCCGATGAACAGGAGTCGAGCCATCGCCGAGCACTCCATGACCTGCTCACTGGTCCAGAACTCAGGCTTGATAGTGCGGATACGAGCCATTACGAACGCCCTCCATGACTAACTGCCTGACGCGTCAGATTTGGCGAGATGCCGAAACCTGACGTGGGATGCGCGGTGTTGCCTGCATCGTCTGTGCGGTGCATAATTCACCTCGATGTTGTTTCAAGAAGACCGCCCTGCCAGGCGGTTTTTTTTCGCCTGCGATTCCGGTACTGGATGGATTCGCAGGTGTTTCAGTCATCTACTGGCGCAACGCCAGCCTTGTCAGACTTAACGCACTCCTCAGCAGATGGATTTGCATCTGCCATGAGCACTCCGCCCGAGAGAATTTGGAGCTGGTACTGGCGAGAGATCGGCACGACCTCTCCCCACATAGTCACTGCGCTTGGCTGAATACCGAGCGCGTCGGCGAGCTTCTTCTTGCTGCCGAAATGGCTAGCGGCGTCACGCGTTTTCATTGCGCTTCCTCGATGGTGCGTTCGTGAATTTCAGCATGCTGAAGATCCATAGTCAACGACACCGTTCAGTGAACTGCATACTTAAATTCAGTTAACTTAAACTCAGCGCATGGAAAGACACGAGCGTATAGCCAAGGCCATTGCGGTCAGCGGCATGAAAAAGGGTGAAATTGCAGCCGCTTGCGGCGTCGCAAACTCAGCCGTAACTCAATGGATTTCAGGCGAAAGCAAAAGCCTCAGACCCGAGAACCTCTATGCCCTCGCGAAAGCGACTGGATTCCGAGCAGAGTGGCTTGCCATCGGCGAGGGTCCTGAGGTCGAGGAAAGCAACGTCGAAGCCATACCGCAACCCAAGATGTCGTTTCGGTACCCCGTGATCAGCTGGGTCGCCGCCGGTGCCTGGGCAGAAGCTGTCGAACCCTTCCCGCCTGGGTTCTCGGACCGGTACGAAGTTTCGGACTACGATTCGAAAGGCGTTGCATTCTGGCTTGAGGTCAAAGGTGACTCCATGACTTCGCCAGTAGGGACAAGCATCACCGAAGGCATGATGATCCTGGTAGATACCGAGGCAGACGCCATCTCTGGGAAGCTGGTCGTGGCAAAGCTAGCTGACAGCAATGAAGCTACTTTCAAGAAGCTGGTTGAAGATGGCGGAAGACGATTCCTCAAGCCACTGAACCCTGCATATCCGGTTGAGATGTGCGCAGAAGGTTGTCGCATTGTTGGTGTAGTCGTTCGTGCGATGATGAAGCTATAGCCATCCCCTCCCCCAAAAGCCCGGCCTTGAGCTGGGCTTTTTTTTGCCTTGCTGGAATCCATCTGTACCGATTTTTTACAGGTAGCGCCGAATTACACATCTAGGGGCTTGAAAAATCTCCCTGCAAAGGATAACTGTATTTATATACAGTAAAAGGAGTTTTACAGATGTTGTCGCTCGCGTTCTCCCATTCGCCTTCTCGGTCGTATGAGCGCCTTGGATATCGAATCCAACAGGCCATTGCATCGCCTCATGTGCAGAAGCGTCAGTTCATTGAGCTTACGCCGACGTCAGATGAGTGTTCGGCGGACTGGGCCAGGATCCTCAATGACCTGGAGGAAACGACAGGCATTCGGGTCGAGCGACTGGAGTCAGGCGTGGTCAGGATTGGTTGGCGAGAATTCACTGAGATATGAAGACATTGGCCCGCCATGAGCGGGCCTTTTTTCGGCCGCTAATTTCAGTTTGCTTAAAATATTTATTCAGCATGCTTGACCTGTGTATTTCAGATTGCTTAAATTCACTCAACGCCGGGCCACACCGGCCGGCAGCTCCGGCAGCCACCGCTCTTTACACAACAAGACGTGACCACCTCGACGCACCCAGGCCATTACCTGGGTCGAGACAAGCTAAGTCGTCGACCACGCAGCCTCTGGATAGCTGCCGGACCTCAGGCATTGAGGGACGCCAAACCATGCAAGCCAGCCGGGAAGAACACCGAACACGAAATGTGTGACCCGGCCAGGTGGGAATAGCCGCGGCGATGCGCATGGGGAGGAAAACGATTTCACTGGCTGGCCTTGGCGACAGGGCCAGACGGGAAATCAGAACCGAACACCCCGAACGATTTCCGCAACCAGCGGATACGCCTTGAGGCAGCCCAAGACGGCTACCAGCGTCGAAAGGACGAAGAGTACGCCGCCGGTGA